TATTCTTCTATGCCTTTGGGATCTGTGGGAACTTTTGAATTTTCCTCTGACTTTTTTTGTCCGTTCGGAACTAAAAGTGGTTTAGGTTTTATCAAACTGACCATCGTTATCCTCCTTTTGCAAGCTTTTTATATCTTGAAGCAGTGACTCAAGGCCACTGATCTTACCTCGACAATACATTAATTTGTCTATGGTATCAACCCCATATATAAGATGGTCTTTTTCTCTTTCAACCTGTTTTTTAATTATATTTTCTATGGCTTGTCTGGTTTGGTAATCTAAAATCACTTCTTACCATTTCTAAAAATTTGTGTGCCCTTTATACCAAAAATACTCGCCACGACAAGAATCCATAAATTAGTGAACCAGCTCGGAAGCGATTGAAAGTATTCAAAAAACAATTTTACCTTCTCCATCGCTTCAGGGTCGTCTGACATGACTGCCCACATTAAAACTACTATCGGTGCAGAGATGATTATAAGTACAAATTCGTCCTTATAATCGTTTTGCCTTGCTTCCAGCAATTTGCCTTGATAGGCCTCCTCACCTCGGGCCATTTTTTCTGCATGCATCAATTGTGCATCAGACATAGCCATTTTTGTTTTTTGTCTATTTGCGTATATCTTACTACCTGCTTGTAATGCTATTTTTGCTAAACTAAACCACGCCATTATAAATCTCCAAAGTTTTTTAATTCTTCTTTTTTCTCTTTAGCATGACAAATCTTGGATATCAACTTATCAACTTCCTCTATATGCTGGGGATGTTCACCAATTCCGACTGGATTGGTAAGGTATATTTTAATTGTAGCATCGCTATGGGCTATTTCAGCGTCATATTTTTTGTCTAAAGCTTCTAATATTGCTTTTGCGTAACTCATTTTACACCTATAAATTTAAATCCTTTTATTGCCTTTCCAACTCCTTTTATCCCATCTGGCCGGTGAGGGCAAGTGCCTCTTCCTCCAGTTTTCATTTTTACGGGTGGGACAAGTGGATTTGGACCTCTTTTTGGTGGAGGACCAAACTTAACACCACCACTCTTATACGCTTTGAAAGGAAAAAATTTAGATGCATCAAAAGTTTCCACAGCTTTTTTTGCTTTACCTATTGGTTTTTTTAATATTGGTTGTATTGGATCACTTCCTCCATTATCACTACTTGGTGTAGGCCCCATAGTTCTTTTTGTAGGGACTTGAAATATCTGAGATCCAGACAATGCAGCTGACGAAATATCTTTTTGTACTTGAGGTGTAGTTAATTGTTTTACTTTACCTGCTACTTTCTTAGCTCCCGCATAAACTAATCCTAGCCCTGAAACATCAAAAACTCCTTTACCGATTGCACTAACTTTTGCTGCCGTGCTTATTTTTGGTCCTCTACTTCCTGAGCTTATTTTTGGTCCTTTACTTCCTGACGATGCTCCATTACCACCATTCCCATTACCACCATATGTTGTTGACGTACGTGTTCCTTGGCCACCAAGTTCAGGTGATCCTTCAAAACCAGTTGATCCCCTTCTTCTTTTGACAACTCCTTTTAGAGTCCCCTTATTTGCGGCAGCATAGAAAACTTTATCAGCATCTTTGCCGTATTGTTTTTTAAAAGACTTTTTTATTTTTTTACCTTTTTCGGTTAGGGGCATTTTTCTTCCTTTGTAGGTCTAATTTTTCTCTAGCAACCTTAATTCTTTCAGCTGCTTGATCTTCTTGGTTTTCTAATTTCATTTTTTGTATTTCTAGGTTCTCTTCAATCTCATTTTCTCTAATTTCATTAGATTCCATGTCTTGCATTGTTTTTCTTTGTACTTCCATTGCTCTTAAATCTAATTCTCTTTGTTTTAATTGAACTAAAGGGTCTCTATTCGTTTGAGTCTCAGCTTGTGCTAACTCAGTTGTAATTTCTGCTATTCTTCTTGCAATCATAGCGTTGATTTGTATTTCAGCTCCTTGTGGATCTTGTTGAATTAAAAGTTGCATATCCATATCAGCTGCAACTTGTGAACCGATTTCACCTTGAGCCTTCAAACTTATGTGCTGAGAAATGTGAGCTTGTAAATTTGCGTATACCATAGGGTTTATTTGAACCATTCTTGTTGCCATAAACGCTCTATGGGCGTTGATATGTGCATCGTGATCCTGTTGTGGGAAAGCTTGTGGAATTTTCATCTGCATTGACTCTAAATTTTCTATTGCAGGGTCTTTTGGTACAGGAACTTCGTCTGGTCTTAGTAAACTATCAATGTCTTTTGTACCTAAAGCCTCATAAACTCTTCTATATGCCTCTCTAATGTTGTGTAATCCTGGATTTGACGTTGCAATCTTTAAATTTTCATTAGCAAGCGTAACTCTTTGCGCCATTGAGTAAATATTTGGGTCTGCAACCGGTATTACGTCGACTCTTTCATCAAAATCTTGCACTTTGATCATTCGATCTGCACCATAAACTGAATATGGGTAGACTGGTGGTAGATAAACTGAAAAAATTTTACCTAAAAGTCTAAATTCTTTACGCATCGCGTAGTAACAACGCTTGTGAATAGCAGACATGACCCGTGAGCCGCGTTCCAAGAGTGCAATCGTACTGCCTACTGCACGATTTTGGGCATCATTACCTATAGACATGTCCGTAATAGCCGCGAACCTCTGACCAGCTTGCACAACGAACCCTAAAAGTTGGTATAACGTGCCACTTGGTTCTTTGAAAGGTAGAATTTGAAACTGATCTTTTATATTTCCGCCAGGTGCATCAACGTCTCTAAACTCACCGGGCTGAAATGGTTGGTCATCATCTCTGATTCTGATACCACGGCTCTTGAACCCTGCTGGTAAATTGCTCAAAGTCCCCGCATCAAGCAACTGTCTCAAAGCTTGTGTAGCAGTTCTTGATAATCCACCGATCATATGAATTAAACCAAAGCCATAAAAACCTAATCCTGGTAAAAATTTGTAGTGAACAAAATATTCTTTACGTTTTTTTGTTTCATCATCGATATCGTAGTTTCTATATATAGATAAAATTTCTCCTGAGCCCTCATCTATTGTTACTATGTATGGAATTTTTATATCTTTCTCAGGATTTTCTTGTACAAACTCGTCTATGTTTAAATCAACATGCATTTCTAAAATATTAAAACCATATTGTTTATCACCTGATGGTGTTACTCCCTCTAATTCTTGATATTTTTTTTCAATATCCGTCATACCTGTTTGTACAGGTTTCAATTCTACGTCTCTGTAGAAACCAGACTTCTGTTGTTTAATAATATCGTTCTCACTCATCCTAACAACGTGAGTAATTCTTTCACATTCTAATAAATCTGTTGCATAATATGGAACAACTAAGTCTTCCGCAGGAACAAATTTTGCAACAGCTCTTTGCATGATTTCATCAAAATAAATTTTTTTAAATGCAGATCCTGCTAATGGTAAATAGAATAACATTTGATCCATGTCTGGAGTATACTCCTCCATTTTTTCTAATAACATGTAATTAAAAAATTCTTGTACTCTTGTTGCTTGATTAATTTTGTCATCACTTTGTGCACCAACAACTTGTGCTCTTACTGGACCATCTGATGGAATTAATTCTTTATAAGCTTGTGCTTGAAATTGTGTTACAGCCTCTGCTAACAAGGGATGAGTAACAGAAGCTGAACCTTTAAAAGGTCTAGTCATCTCGGTGTATTTAAATCCTAAAAGATCTAAACCTTTTGTGTATCCAGTTTCCCAATCTTTTCTGGATACTTTATCTCTTTTATACTCTTGAACTAGAGAACTTGATATTCTCTGTAAAACTTCGTCTGATAATTTTAAAGCGACGTTTTCATAAAACTCATCTATAATTTCTGCTCGGTCACGAATTTTTTCTAACTCAGGTGTTTCTTCCTCAAGTTCAATATTAACTTCTTCGCCCGGAGTTTCTACTTCCAAGTCCTCTTTAATTTTTTCAACTTCAGCCATTACATCATTTTTGTTGGTTTAACTCTAGCTAATCTTCCGCCTCTGGCTTTGATCATCTTACCTTTTTTTGCACCCATACCAGGTCCAAAAGCATCAATACCAAAAGTTTGTCCTGTTATATCTCCTCTAGGTCTCAATGGATTACCGCCTGGTATTCCTCTTTTTTTTATAAAAGCAGGGACTCGCTGTTCATTCATTTTAGTTGCAAGCATTGGTTTTGCCTCTGCTACACTTTTCTTCATAGCTTTATTTGCAGCCATTTTACTCATGCCCATTTTTGCACCCATGCCAAGTAAACCCAAAGCAGCGATTCTTTTTAGCTTACGCTTTGTTTTTTTATTCATATGTTCTCCTAATAGTATACGTATTTTCTATTTTTATATTTTGTTACCTCGTCTTCGTCTGAATAAGTTGAAACAAAATATCCTTGCCGGTATCTTAACATAGCCTGCGTGGTACTATCAACATAATCATCATGCTCTCCGTGTGGAAATGCTGCACATTCTTCGATAACTTCTTGCGCAAATTTTTCATCTTTTGGGTAATAAACTTGTCCGGACTCAAAAATAGGCGCAACAGCGTTGACCCGTGAGTGTTTGTCTTTTCCCCGTCCGGGTGTAAAATCCATGACTGGAATACCCATTCTTCTAAATTCTTGTAGTAACGGTTGCCCTGAAGCTTTTGCTTCTATGATTGTAGTTTCAGGTTGCCAATATTTATATTGATCTAGAGCTACAGCTTTTAATTCTGGAAAATCAAATCTACCTCGAATTGCATCTATCAACATAATTGCATCCGCAGCCCCATCGTCAGGTTTAAATATTCCCCAAGTTGTAATCGCTGAATAATCTGCTGTTTCTTTTTTTGAAAAAGCAGTATCATAAGATTGTATTACATGTTTTAATATTGGCATATCATATGGCCATGGAACCCACCAATCTCTTTTTATGATCGCTCCTTCTTCTGAAGAAGGTTCTTGCATGTATTGTGCTGACCAATTTCTAACTGATAAAGAAGCTTTAACTTTTTCTAACTCTTCTATGTTCCAATACTCTGGCCAAACTGGATTACCACTTGGTAAAATTGCAGGAAAAGAAATTTTTTGCCATTTGTCTGCTTTAGGTTCAGACTCTGATTTTATTAATCGACCTGTTAAATCATCTTGTGCCCACCTCGTCATTACGAGTACGATTGAGTTCCTCTCTTTCTCCTTTTC